GAATGGTGTGAGCGTTATGGGTTCAGGTGGTGCAAACTATCTGACGGCATCCCAAAGGAATGGCTTGACAATCAATATGAAACCGACTAATATAAATGTAATTACAGACGAGTTTAGACCAGACGTATCGTCACCAGAGAAATCTCTTTTCCTGTGTGTGATACTACAAGCATTACTTGATGCAACAAAACCTGAGTATGCAGGTGAGCCTAAGAATGTTATGATAGAACGTGACAGGGCAAAGGCGTGGTTCTTTGCATCGTATGGTACAACAGCACAGGACTTTGAAGAAGTGTGTGACCACGCAGGGGTAGACCCCGAATACATGAGAGACTTTGCTTACAAAGTATTGAAATCAGGAGAGGTAGAATATGTCAGAAAGAGAATCAACGCAGTCCTTGGACATGGTAAATAATCCAACGCACTACAACGCAAAGGGTGTAGAGTGTATAGATGCTATCGAAGCGTCTATGTCTAAGGACGAGTTTAAAGGATACCTAAAGGGTAACGTGATGAAATATATGTGGCGTTACGACTACAAAGGTAAACCTGTGGAAGACTTGAAAAAAGCTGAGTGGTATTTGAAAAAGCTTATTGCTTCTGTAGAAGAGCCATGCTATAATTCGAGTTCTGTTTCGTCAATAGACGACAAAGATTATGTAGATATTGTGAGAGGAAAGATACCACTATGGAAGAAACAAAGATGAATACCGCATTACCAACAGACTACCAAACTTTTATAGCGACTTCACGTTATGCCCGATGGATAGAAGACGAAGGACGTAGGGAGAGTTGGGACGAAACAGTTCAAAGATTTATGGATAATATAGTTAATGATGTAGACATCGACACGAAGGACAAGCGTGATATACACGAAGCAATTCTTTCTTTACAGGTGATGCCTAGTATGAGAGCATTGATGACCGCAGGGGCAGCTTCTGAAAGAGATAACACATGTGTATATAACTGTAGCTATCTACCTGTAGACCATCCTCGTGCCTTTGATGAGGCTATGTTCATCCTTCTGTGTGGCACAGGCGTTGGCTTCTCTGTCGAAAGACAGTCCATTCAAAAGCTTCCTACTGTTCCTAAAGACTTACAGGATGTAGAAGATACTATTGTAGTGCAGGATAGTAAAGAAGGATGGGCGAGGGGTTTGCGTAAGCTTATCTCTCTACTCTATACAGGGGAAATACCTAAGTGGGACTTAACTAAAATACGTCCTGCGGGTGCAAGGCTAAAGACATTTGGCGGAAGAGCCAGTGGACCAGAGCCTCTTAATGATTTGTTTAACTTTGTTATCGGTAAGTTTAAAGGTGCGGCTGGACGTAATCTCAACAGCGTAGAGTGTCACGACATCATGTGTAAGATTGGTGAGGTGGTAGTTGTTGGTGGTGTGCGCCGCAGTGCGATGATTAGTTTATCAAATCTATCTGATGACCGAATGCGTCACGCTAAATCTGGTCAGTGGTGGAAGAACGAAGGACAACGTGCCTTGTCTAATAACTCTGTTGCATATACTGAGAAGCCTGATATGGAAACTTTCTTGCGTGAGTGGACCGCTCTTGTGGAATCTAAGTCTGGCGAGCGTGGTATCTTTAGTCGTGATGCGGCAGACAAACATGTAGCTCGTAGTGGTAGACGTAAAACTGGTATGGCTTGGGGGACTAACCCTTGTAGTGAAATCATCCTGCGTCCTAATCAGTTCTGCAATCTAACAGAAGTCGTGGTTCGTCCCACTGATACAGAGAAGACACTAGCTAATAAGATTAGACTAGCTACAATACTAGGTACAATTCAATCTACCTATACACATTTACCTTACTTACGTCCTGTATGGCGTAAGAATACTGAAGAAGAAAGGCTGTTGGGTGTAAGCCTGACAGGTATTATGGATAATGAACTTACATCTAGACCATCTGAAAACTTACTGGAGAAGCTTCGTGATACTGCTGTACAGACAAACAGCAAAACTTCTGAGCAACTTGGAATTAATCCATCTGCGTCCATCACCTGCGTCAAGCCTAGTGGCACTGTATCGCAGCTTGTTGATAGTGCCTCTGGCATCCATGCTCGTCATAGTGACTACTATATCCGCACTGTACGGGGTGATAACAAAGACCCTCTCTCGAAATTCTTAACAGACGTAGGCGTTCCATCAGAGGCGTGTGTAATGAAGCCAGATAACACAACTGTCTTCAGCTTCCCTATCAAAGCCCCTGATGGTGCTGTCACTCGTAATAACATGACAGCTATAGAACAGCTTGAACTGTGGAAGACATACGCATTACATTGGTGTGAGCATAAGCCATCCGTTACAATTACTGTACATGATGAGGAGTGGCTTAAAGTAGGGGCGTGGGTATACGATAACTTTGATATATGTTCAGGTGTATCCTTCTTACCCCACACAGATTATGTCTATGCACAAGCACCTTATCAGGACTGTGATGAGAAGACATACCTTGAGGCACTGTCTAAGATGCCCTTGTCTATTGACTGGACACAGCTTGCCTCTTACGAATTAGAAGATAACACTGCAGGTTCACAGACTTTAGCTTGTTCTGGAGACTCCTGTGAGGTTGTAGATATTAATGGTTAAGGAGATTAAATGTTACTAGAAGCACTTACAAAGAAACTAGAAGGAGACATTGCCGTTGCTAGAGCAAACGTGGGAGTGTACTTAAAACAATCTGTAGGTATAGGCGAACACCCTGATATTATAGGGGCTATCGAAGGAGAGATTGAAAAGATTGCGTCTGCAGATGAAAAAATAAAAACGATAGAAAATTTTTGGTTGACATAATAAATTTAATTTAGTATAATTATTGTGGTAGCTGGCTGTGCCTCCTTTCCTCTCTCTCTAGGTCAGCTACCGCTTTATTTTTTAGGAGAACGTAATGAAGTCTTGGACACTATCGTTTAGTACAGAAGAACTTAATATTATTATGGCAGGTCTTGGAGAGTTACCTGCTAAAGTATCTATTGATGTTATTAAAAAAATACAGTCTATAGCGCAGACAACAACACCTAAAGAATTAGAATCTATAGGTTTACCAGACGATGTTTAACAAAAAACCTACAATCTATATAGGATACGACCCTCGTGACCATCAGGCTTACGAGGTTTTAATGTGTTCAATCAGAAAATATTGTGATAAGTTTCCTATTGTACCTTTGATTGAACCTGCGCTACGCCGTGCAGGACTATTCCGTAGAACTGTTTTTGTTGATGAGTCTAACCCTCGACAGAAGATAGACTACTTTGACAGGAAGCCCTTCAGCACTGACTTTACATTCACAAGATTTTTAGTACCCGCTTTGAATCAGTATACAGGGCTTGCTTTATTTATGGACTCCGACATGTTTGTACGTGCAGACATCGAACAAATCTTTGACCAGTACGGCAACAACAGTAAATACGCAGTCTCTTGTGTTAAGCACAAGTATAGTCCTGATATAGGAAAGAAGATGGACGGAGTTGTTCAAACACAATACCATAGAAAGAACTGGTCTAGCTTTATGCTCTTTAACTGTGACCATGAGAAGACAAAACAACTTACAGTTGATGACATAAATTTAAAGACAGGGGGTTGGCTGCACAGGCTGGCTTGGCTAGATGACGATGAGATAGGTTCTATACATGAGGAATGGAACTGGCTGGATGGACACAGCCCTGCAAGCATAGAAGCAAAGAACGTACACTTCACCACAGGTGGTCCTTGGTTTGATAAATGGGAAGCTAAAAGAAAAATAGACGAGGAGTATTCCTTTGAATGGAAACTATTCCAAGATAAAATATATACAGAAAAATTAATGGAGTCACTTGGATGAGTAAATATACTTTTGTAACAGCTTTTAACAAAGAGCATTTTGATTTGTACGCAAAGCAAATGCTAGAGTCAGTTGTAGATAACTGGAATCCAGATGACTTTAGATTAGTTGTATACTATGATGGCTTTGGTTCTGAAAAACCAGACGCACCAGAGGCAAGCTTTATCGAGTATAGGGACTTAGATAAACTAAAAGCTAGACAAGACTTTATAAGTCGTAACAAAGATAAGAACGGACGCTATGCAGAAGCACCCTACAACTATCGAATGGATGCCATAAGGTTCTGCCACAAAGTATATGCTTACACAGACTTAGCCTACGAACTTATAGACCAAGAAAATACAGGGTGGTTGGTTTGGCTAGACGCAGACACAGTTACAACTACAAAGTTTACAGCAGAAGATGCTGCTAAAATACTACCAGATGACAGCGACATAGTTCATCTTGGACGGATTGATATTGATTATAGTGAAACAGGGTTCGTTGGTTGGAACATGGGTATGCATAATGCAGTGTCCATGCTTGTAGATATTAGAGGCGCATATGATACTAATGAAGTACTGGCCTATCGTGAATGGACAGACTCTTTTATTTTTGAACGCTTGTTAAACATTTATAAAGCACATGGAACTAAAACACATAACTTATCAGAAGGTGTCCGTGGACTAGCAGTCTTTGAAAACTCCTCTCTAAAAGAGTATTTTATACATAACAAAGGAAATCTAAAATACGATAAGCCTAAGTTAGATACTGTGTCTAAAGATATTCAAGGACCAAAGAGATATAAACAACTAGCAGATATAGTTCGTAATTATAGTGATGGATTATCTTCTTTCTCTGTCGTTGAGACAGGAACTTGGAATGGTGGCAGAGCTATTGAGATGGCGTTAGCTGCTTTCGATAATGTAGATACAGTGCATTATCGTGGCTTTGATTTGTTTGAAGATGCTACAGAAGAGACAGATAAAATTGAGTTAAACATTAAACAACATAACACATACAATGCAGTTAGCAATAGGCTAAGAGAATTTTCTCAGAAGATGAAAGAGAATGGTAAGGGGTTTACATTTACTCTATATAAAGGCGATACAAAAAGCACTATGGACTCCCACCATTTTAATGATGTAGACCTTGCGTATATTGATGGCGGTCATTCCTATGATACAGTGTCCAGTGATTACAAGTATCTTAGACAAGTACCTGTGGTTGTCTTTGATGATTACTATAGCTTTCAAGAGAAAGATAAAGAAGTTCCAGAGGAACACTCAGGTATTATTAAAACATTTAAGGAAGTTACAGAAAGAAACAAATACGTGTTACCCTCTGGTGATATGACAGCCTTTGGTTCTCATGTTCATCTAGCAGTGCTGCTTAAAAAAGAAGTAAAAGAATTACCAAAAGAACTAACTAGAACTCCAATAGTTGTTAAGCCTAAAGATTGTATGCCTGTTGATTACATACGTAAAAACATTAAAGAAAACTTAAATCTTATTAAAGAATACGATTGGGTAAAAAAATATAAACCAACTGATGACCATGTAGCTATTGTCTCTGGGGGTATAATAGACTTTAAAAACTTAAAACGTATAAAGAAAAAATACAATGCAAAGATATGGTGCGTTAAACACGCCTTACCTAAACTAATAAAAGAAGAAATTATTCCTGATGCTTGTCTTGTTCTAGACCCTCGCCCCATTGATGGTATAAGTACACATGGTATAAAAAGAACTGAGTTGTTTGAAACTATACCAAAGGAAACAACATTTTATATTGCATCAATGACCGACCCTTCTGTAACTCGTCACATTATGAGCAAGACAGATACCATCTTTGGTTTTCATGCCTTCACAGATGGAGTTCGTGATGCGTCTATTAAAGACAGAGTTGTTATTGATAAAGAGGTAGGTATAGAGGAAGGTTCAGTTCTAATATCTGGCGGCACTGCGGCTGCCACAAGAACTATGGGACTATTAGATACGTTAGGGTATCGTAACATGCACCTGTTTGGTTTTGATTGTAGTATTCCTGAAGTTACAGAAGAACAAAAAGAAGAAAAGGATGAAGCAGGTAATCCAAAGTACATACACGTTGAAACAGGCGGTAAAAAGTTTTATACAACAGGAGAACTTCTTGCTCTTGCCCAAGACTTAGAAAGAATGTGGGAAGAAAAAGACCTTCAATTAAATATTAAATACTATGGCAAAGACAGCCTAGTAGCGCAGATATGGGAACAATCTTTTTATACAAACGAATATACAACCTTTATGGAAAGACAATGCCAGAACTAAAAGAGAAACAGGAAAAGTTTTGTCAGCATTATGTCGTTAGTCGTAATGCTACTAAATCAGCAGAGACAGCAGGATATAGTGAACGCTCTGCTTATAACCAAGGATACAACTTACTGCAACGTGAGGATGTTAAGGAAAGAATTAAGGAGTTAGAAGGTGAATTTACTACGGACGTTGATGTCATTGAAGAACTGGAGAAACAATATGAGGCAGCCAAGTCTCAGGGACACGGGCAGACTGCGCTTAAGGCACTTGAACTATTATCAAGAGTTAGGGGTAATAACGCCGAAGATGAAAGCTCAGATGACATTGATTCTCTTGAGGGAGAAATACGAGGAGCGATGCAGGTTATTGGGAAAGAAAAGATTTATGAATTACTTATGGAAACCTTTCCAGAAGATTTTCAAGACGAGGAATTAGAAGATGAAGATTGAAATTATACTACTAGCTTTATGTCTCGTACCTCTGTGTTGGCTGTTACATGATGTACGTTCATTCAGAAAACAAATACAGGCGTGGATTAATGAAGATAAAAACAAATAAGACTGCATTTGTAACAGGCATCACAGGACAGGATGGGGGCTACCTAGCAGAGCTTTTGCTTGATATGGGATATGATGTACATGCATTACGAAGACGCTCTGCTGGGTCAAATATGAGGCGTATAGAGCATATTCTAAATCATCCCAGCCTTTATCTACATTATGGAGACTTAACAGATACAGGATGTCTTATGAAGCTGTTCGCAACCTATCAATTTGATGAGGTGTACAATCTAGGAGCGCAGTCTCATGTCCGTGTATCCTTTGATATACCAGAATACACAGCCGATGTTGATGGTTTAGGTACTCTCAGGCTGCTAGAATGTATACGTACACTAGGCATGTTAGAGACAACACGCTTCTATCAAGCGTCTACCTCTGAACTCTACGGCAAAGTCCAGGAAATACCACAAACAGAAACAACACCCTTCTACCCCCGCTCACCTTATGGTGTTGCTAAGTTGTTCTCTTACTGGACAGTTAGAAATTATCGTGAAGCATATGGCCTACATGGTTCTAATGGTATATTATTTAACCATGAATCCCCTTGGCGTGGCGATGAGTTTGTTACACAGAAGATTGTTAAGGGTGTGGTAGATGTAGTAGCTAATAAAAGAGATAAGATTAGCCTTGGAAACCTAGAAGCTAAACGTGATTGGGGTCACGCTAAAGATTATGTCGAGGGAATGTATCGCATGGTACAACATGACCACGGGGATGACTATGTTTTAGCTACGGGAGAAATGCATACAGTTAGAGAACTGGTCGAATACTGTTTCAAGGTTGTTGATTTTATAAATATTAGATGGAAAGGAGAAGGTGTTAATGAAAAAGGTTATGATGACTACGACAATATTATTGTTGACATCAATCCTGACTTCTATCGGCCTTCAGAAGTTGACCAACTTGTAGGGGATTCAACAAAAGCAAGAGAAGTTCTTGGTTGGAAACCACAATATAGTTTTGAGACTATGATTCAAGAAATGATTGAGGCTGCTCTTTAAAAGTTAAACATCCGTGGATTAACTAATCCTGCTAGTCCTTGCATCCCTTCTCCTGCAAATCCTTGAGGAGATTGTCCTCCAAATCTTTCAGTAACAGGCGGCCTTCCCATTGCTGTGTTTCTTGCCTGTAGAAAATCTCCAAAGTTACTAATAGGTTGAGCAGGTGGAAAAGCGTTTGGTATAGGAGCAGCACCCATAAATGGAGCAGGAGGAGGAGCAATACCAGTAATACCTTCCTGTAAAGTTGCTAGTCGATTACTAGCTGAATCATCCATTCTTTGTTGAAAGTCTTGTGGTAAGTTATTATAATTACCAGAAAGAACACCTGCAACATCAGGCGTAGTATTCATTGGTTGTTGAGGAGCAGCCATTTGTGCTGCTTGCATTGTTGATTGAGGTATTATTCCTTGTCCCATTTTGTTATCCTACCTTTTAAATGCGCCTATTGACTTAACACCAAAGCTTGCGCCTATCGATACAAGGATTCCCCAGCTTAACCACTCTGGACAATCCTCTCTTAAAAATCTAAAACCTTCTGCTATATATGGCTGTGCTGGTGGATAGAAACATGCACACAACATACCAACAAAGAACACAGTCCACAACTCGTCTTTCCATGAGTCCTGTGAAGCAGTCATAGCTTTCTCTTCCCAAGCTGAGTCACTGGCTGCACGTTTAGCTGCACCTTCTAGCTTTGCAAGTTCTAGCTTTTGTTTTGCTTGGGCTTTCTTTTGTTTACCTTTCAGCCATGTACCAGCTAGTCCTGCGATTGGTCCTAGTAATCCTTGTAACATTATTCGTCTTCTCCTGTCTCCATCATTTGTGCAAGCTTGTAGGCTCTTCGTTTGACTTGACTTGCCCATCTTGAGTCGAGCATTTCCATCGCTGCTTTTTTGTAGTCTCCATCTTCCAAAGCTCCCCACATATTTGAAAAGGCAGATAGACGAGGTATCCCAAGATTAAAAGCCATATCAAGAAGAACCCTAATCCGTACCTCACTAAGCCCCACAACAAAAGGAAACTTTCTAACAAGCTCTCGCTCAACAATCTCAATATCGTTCTCACATAAAAAACGGGCTTCGTCTTCAGTAATACCACGGTCATCAAGATTACGCCCAATTCCAATCGTGAGATGCCCAGCCGTACATCTGTAAGGTTTAAGTTCCAACCCTTCGTGATAGATGATAAGGTCAATTAGTTTCTCCTTGTTATACTCCATATTAATCCTCTAGTATTTTTGTACCTGCTAAATCATAGTACATTTTCATTAGCTCATCAGCATCTATCGGGGCTGTACTTAATAATCTAGTTGGTGCTGATGGTTTAAACATGTAAGGTAAAAACATGTTTCTATCTGCAGACTGTATATATTGTTGTTTATTACTATCAAAATCAAAAGCTCCATCTAAGGTCATTCCTCTTTGTATTTGATACATATAAGAATCACCAAACATATCTTTATAATCTAAGACAACACTTCTTAAATCTTGTAACTCTTTTAGTTGTTCTTTCTGAGCATCAGCATATCTATCATATGTTTCTTCAGGAGAAAATATGTTAGGGTCTGAAAGATATTTATTATAATCACTATTAATACTATTTAAATTATTTAGTGTTGGATTTAATTTAAAACGTGTTGCCGCTGTAAAATCCATACGCTGTCTTTTTAATCCAATAGCAGCAGGTACATCAACCTCTCCTTCAAGAGTTGTAAAGCCTCCTTTTTTATTTGGCTGTAATCCTGTTCCTTCAAGTTTGCCTAGCTGTCTATAATAATTAGCAGATTTTTGTGCGGTTGTAATAATGCCGGGTGTAAACACATCAATAGCAGGAGCAATAACATCTGATAAGCCATCCCCTCTTTTCGCACCATTATACACATCAATAAGAGCATCTGTTAACATAGAAGGTGCAAGGAAAGGAGAGACAGCTTCTTGTAATGTACCCAAACCAATTCTGTTTAAATTTTTATTACCAATGTCCTCATCAAATATACCATTCATTACTAGTTCATTAGTACCCCTAGCTATTTTCTTTATGTACGTAAAGGGGTCTATGTATCCTAAGTTCATATAGTCAACACCAGTATGTCCGTTGTCGTCTTCATAAATTTCTGAAAGATATATTCTGTCTGTGTTTCTTTCCCAAGAAGGAGCAAAGGTATTGTTAATAGCCATCTCTTGTTTATCATCAATACCTGATAAGTTTCTTGAAAAATCTGACAGCATGTCTGTACCCATACCAACAACAGTCATACCTGCTAAACGCTTTGCACCCATAGCAGCTAATACAGGGTCGCCACTAGCAATATCTCTAAGAGAATACATTGCTAAATTTTTAGAAACACGAACCATCTCTGCAGGAAAAGATAAAAAATCTCCTAATGCACTATATCTTAAACCTTTAATAGCTTTAGGAACAAGAGCATAGTTAGGCATTAAATCTCTAGTATAAGTTGCCGCTAATTTATCTAGCTCATCAGCAGACAGTCCACTATATTTTTTACTTTTAGCTAACTGAGAACGCATTTTCTGAAAGTGTGCTATCTTAAACACATCATCTTCAGCTTGATAAACAGCAGCTACTTTCTTATGACCTTTTCTTACAGATTTACCTTTAAGTTCGTAGTCTAAAACGTCATCCATATATTTTTGAGGGTCTTTAGAAAAACCACCAAGGTTTCTCCTAATAACACCTAAGTCAACATTCTGACCTACAACACCAAGCTCTTTGAGTTTTGCAAGATATTTACTTCCTGCTCTATCTAATCCTTTTTCACCTGTTCTAAAGTTTTTATAAGCTATCTTAGCCGCTGATTTATATTCTTTAGGACCAACCATACCATTAGCCATCATAAGAAATACGTTACCCATTATGTTACGACCATGTGTAACAGGGCTATATATAGTTTTTGAAGCTTGAGATAAACCTTTTGCTTTTAAGAACGCACCAAACAAAGGACCATCTTCTCGTGTCATTTCATTTAAACCATCACGATATAAGTCAGCATATTCTTTTGTAACATATACATTTTCTAAAGCATTTTCTACTTGCTCTTCTTTTACTACCTTTTTACCAAATACTTGTTTTAATCTTTCATTAGAAATTTTACCTAGATTAACTGCTCCCTCTGTTCCTTTATCAACAGCTATATTATTTACGTTTACATGTTCAGCAAGGTCGTCCATAGCTTTTAACTCTGCGTTCATGCGAGAAATATTAATCATAGTATTTCTATAGTTTTGTGCAAAGTCATCTTCTCTTCCTAAAAGAGTTTGAATATTTTCAGGAATATTTTTTCTATCAAGACCACTAATAGCAGATGTTGTTCCCTTTCTTACATTAGTTCTTTTTTCTTTGTTCTGAACCAAACCTCTTAAAACTTTATTTGCTTTTTCTCGTGATTCTTTTTTTAATAATTTATCAAGAGTATTGTGAGCTAGTATAGTTTTCGCTTGCTCTTCTCCATGCAGACTAATCATTTCTTTATTAGGCTTAACCATATCTCTAAGAGAGCCAACAGCAGCAGTAAACACACCATCAGGGTCGTTATCTTCGTTAGGATTTTTCTTAAACTTGTTGTACTTTTTCAGTAAATCTTTTTTAAATTTAGGGTCATCAAAAAACTTATAGCTTCTTGTTAGATGAATACCAAGTCTTCCATCTACTTTTGTTTTAAAATCACCTTTTAAATTTTTAGAAAGATTACTAGATAAATTAGTTACATCTTTTACCATTAAAGATATTTCATTTTGTAAATTTTTAGGAAGACTTTTTAAACCTTTAGCATTTATTTCTTTAGCTTGTTGATTAGCATATGCCGCAGCTTTCTTTTGTATTTCTGGAGTCATTTCTCCTTTAGCATTTTTATTTACATACTCTCTATATTTTTTTTCGTACACAGCTTCAGTATCTTTAAAAGCTACGTTAACTTGGTCTTGTATTTCGTTATATTTTTTCTCAACTTGTTTTTGACCAGCAGAAGTTTTATGAAAATCTTTTTTATTATTTGCATTATCTACAAAATCATTAGCATATTTTTTAACAGATATATTATAATCACTTATAGAACCTCTTGTTGCTATCTCAGCAGACTCTGCAGCTGACTCTCTAGCAAGTATCATTTCAAGGGTAGAGTTATCTGTCCCCCTTCTTGACCCCAACATACTGTTAAAGAAAGAAGGAATCGGTCCTTTAATATCAGGCGTAACGCTTTTAATTGCATCGCCTACTGGTTTCAAAGCTAAAGAAGTAGATTCTAATAAAGGTTTTTTGTAAGCATTAGCTACAACAAAAGGAGAAAACAAAGCACCAAAACCTAAATTATTTATAAAAGATTGAATATATTTTTCTGCTTCAGAGTCATCAGGATTAACTGCAAGTCTTTCCATATATTGCGAAGACTCAGGAAATACTTCTACTAATGTATTAACAATATTTTCATCAGGATTTTCTACAATCGTTGTTACTCCAGCAATAGTAGTACCCTGTTGAGCAGCACGTTTAACTCTAGCTCCTCTGGTAGCCTTATCTATTTCTTCATCTAAAAATTGTCTTCTTTTTGTTTTATCTAGTTTATTAGCTGCCCTAGCAATATTAGTCCGTGCAGCAGGAGTTAATAACTTAGAAGTTTTTCCAACTAACCCTAATGATTTTAGTGCTAATGTTGATGGTACAAAATAAGAACCTATTGTTCCTACAATTTTTTCTCCACCAGCAACTAAACCTTCACCATGATAAGGGTCAAATGCTTCACTTGCAAACATTTTAAAAGACTCTGGTAATGGTATATCATCTAAAGAATCATTAAGAAAGTCTGTTAGTTCTCCCGGTGTTATAGCATCTGCAAAACTTACAACACCTCCTACAATATCACCAATAGCTCTTCCAACTTGTCTACCCGGTAGAACATTAGCAAAATTAGTTCTTGCTCTAAAATCTGTTTCACCTTCATCTAATGCTTTAATATAATCATCGTTAGCTTTTTTAGCATCTTCTAGTGTAGTGCCTTTTGATTTAAAAAATAGTTCTTTTTCTTCGTCAGTATTAAGCTTTCCCTCATTACGGAGAGAATCATAGTCACGTATAGCATCGTGAAATGTTTGTGAACGTATACTTAAAACCATTAGTTAAATCTTTTTTCTGCTTCTTTTAGTTTCTCACTTGTTTGAGTACCTGATTTTTTTAAATAAGCTTCAGGATTTTTAGATATTTCTTCTAACTCACTTAATATATATCTTTGTGCTTGAGCATCAGACATTCCGCTAGTTCCTTTTAAAATTCTTGATGCTTCTTGCGCAGCTGTTTGAGTTGGAAGTAAACCTTCAAGTCTATCACTTAATTTTGTAAAATCTCCAAGTTCAGCTGTAAAACCTACTCTGTCTTTCTCTATCTCAGTCATAGTTTTCTCCAGACCAAGCTCTGCTACTTTAGCTTTGTATAGAGACATTGCTTCTTCTTGGTCAAGATTATCAAGTTCTTTCCTAGATACACCAAGTTGGCTAACATATTTTGGGTCAATCTCTGAAAGAGGTTTGCTCATTAGTTGCATACCTAAAGCAGCTATATCAAAACCTTGTTGAGCTTTAATAGTTTTTGCTCTTTTATCTTTATCAAATTTAAAAGCTTCTTGAGTAAGTTTTTTTAATTCTTCTAAAGACTTTGACCTATCACTTAAATCTTGAAATCGTGATATTAGTGAAGCAAGGTCGCTACCTACAATTTCTGGATTTTCCTGTGCGTTTTTATCATTGGCTAGTGACTCTTCAAAAGCTTTATATTGCTCTTCTTTTACAGCATCTTTTTTTTCTAATTCGTCTAAAGGAGTAGTTAAATATTCTCCTGCATCTCTAGCTCCACCTACAATAGTTTTAGCTAAAGCTGCTGGAGTAGAAGTAATTGTAGTTCCAAATCTACTAAGACCTTTTTTTATTCTATCCAAACCAGTATCTTCAGGTGATGGAGCATTTTCTAAAGTACTTAGTTGTGATGCACTAAACACATCAGGATTAAAGAAACTATCTAATCCTGACCTTTTATCTAGTTCTAGCCGACCTTTTGATATTAACTCCGTTCTTATTGCTTCTTTTTTTCGAGGGTCTTTTTCAACTTCATATGCTCTATATAAATTAGCAAGCTCACCTTGTGAAAAATCTGTTGTACCCGGTCTTACTTTACCAGCAGTGTTTCTGTATACAGTAGATAATCCGCCGCTTCCTATATTACCACCTTGATTAAAAAAACCAAGACCACGACCAAGACCACCTACAGTAGCAGCACCACCAGCAAACTGTTGGAAAGCAGAAGGACTAGCTGGGCCGGGCTGTTGAAGATAACCTTGTGGAACACCAAATGCAATACCCGCATATCTTTCAAGTTGTCTAGCAGGATAGTCCCTTTGTTCAACAAAATTTTGATAGCCTATATCTGCTCGTTGTTGCTGCAATCCTCGTTCAGCTTCACCTACACCAGAACGATAGCCTTGTTCACGATAAGCTTGACCAAGAGCTTGTTGCCCTAGATTTCCAAACTGACCAGACAGTGCGCCCAAACCTGTAGCTGCTTGAAACTGTCTACCACGCTGTGCTTCTGCTGCACGAATAGCATCATTATATGCAGCTTCCATTCCTTTTGTTTGTATTTCAGAAAGTCTTGAGCCAAGGTCTGATGCTGCTCTCGCCTCAAGAATAGCCTGACGAGAACCCCCAAAGCCACCTGTTTTAATAGCTTGTGCGCTTAACTGTTGGTCATATAACTGCGCCTCATCAGCAGCTTTTCTTTTAGCAATATTTAAAACAGCTTGCGTATAAGGATTCATACGGCTCTGTATTTCATCTCCTGTTATTTCTGAAGCACCTTTGTCAGTATATTGTCCAGACCGATTTAATAAACCAAGAGCAGGGTCATAGTATGTATCAGCTGAAGATAGTCTTTTATCCGAACTAATACCTCTGTCAACTAAACCTAAAATTCCTTGTTGAGCAGCTAACTCATCATCTGTAAAATCTACAACACGGTCGCCTACATACTGAGCTAACGGCTCATCTGATGTAAATTCTCCCTTTGCTCTTTGAAGAACATCAGTTACAAAAGGTTTTAAAGTAGGGGCAATATCCTGTTGTTTTTGACCGCCGCCACTGCCACCGAAATAACAAAGATGAGAGTTAAGTTTTTTATTAAGAAACTTATCTTGTGTTTCTATTTCTAAACCTAACAAATCTTCAAAAATATTTTTATTTTTTTCTATAATCATAATTTTATTCCATTGTTATAGTAAATAGTGTTTGTTCTTTACATCCATACTCAGGCATTATTCTCTTCCAGCCTTTTCTACCCATAGCACTAATTTTATTACAGTTAAATTTTTCAGCAATTTGTTTATAACAATCTAACATATACTGATAGTCTAGTTTTTTACCTTCCATCGCTGTTGTTACACATACATGTAAATAACAATTTAAATCAAAAGGTGTAACACTTGTAATAAAAATAGAATTTAATTCATTATCTTCTAATACACAAAATAGTTGCCATTGATTTAATTTTAATCTATGGTATGTTCCAAATATGCTATAGTCATTATTATCTGATTTGTCTATAGCTTTCTGAACTAGTAAAGCAAAGAGTTCCCAATGCTTATCTATATCAGTATGTGGTACTTGAAAATATTCTTTTGCCATTAAGTAAGTCGGCTAAGTTCTTTAGCCCCATCAACCTGTTTGGGCTGTGCCTCCTTACCAT